CATTTAGATCAGAGTTTATGCATCCTGATGATTTAAATCCAAAAATGCGAGGTATATACCTAGTTATTGGATTTATTTCTGTCAGGATTATTATTGATGATGGAAGTTGGTAAAAGGAGAAAATATGCCAGAATTAACTAACAACAAAGACAAACTTGGGTTTATTATTGGCGCAACGCTAATTGTAATAACAGGAATTATTTGTTTGACATTTTATAATTATTATCAAACATTGGCAATTAAGTCAAATATCGAATCGGCTATCGTTAAAGGAATTGACCCAGTAGCAGTAAAATGCGCATATTCCAGTGGCGATGTTATGTGTGTAGCCTATGCAGTGGCTCATGGACAAGGAAATACTCCTAAAAAATAACCCTACATTCTAAGGGGTTATCTAACTCGTTGATTTTATACGAGTTTTTTAGGGGGTTTACAATAAATCAGTTCTAGGGTATAATAATACTATGACGATTGAAAAGGAACTGTTATGAAATATCGTGTTATTGTAAATGGCGTCTCGTTCTACACTACTGGTGCTGCAATTAAACGTGGTGTTGGTGATAACGTGTCAGTAAATACTGTTGTAAGACAATTGTTTGAAAATATGTTCAACGCAATTGGCATTGCTTCTACCATGACAGTATATGACCATAAAATGGACCGAGTGAAGTATGACGTCCAAATATCTAAAGTATAACTTTACTTTAATTCAATAATCGAGTATAATTATATTATGATTCTTATTCACACTGGTCTTGGTCGATCCAAGAAACGTAAGCCAAATGCCAAGCAGCGAGAGTTGCAAGCATCATGGGATGCCATGCTAAAGAAGTATGCCACGAAGACTGTTGCTCCTAAAAAGCAACAACTCAGTGACGTATACTCACTTGGAGTGCCTGCTCGTCGGGAGACGCCTAAGATTCCAAGTCTTCCCTTTACTGCTGGTCCATGCACTAAAGCACCTGACAAGGTGTATACTGGAACTGCTATCAAAGGTATTGGTACCATGCACAAGTCAAACGCTGTTCCGATCTTCAGTGACGAACAGGCTGTTGACATCGCTAAGATGAGGAGAGGATAATGGATAAACGCTATCGCTATGTGCATCCGTCATATAAAAGTATAACATATACTGTGAATGATGGAAGTGGTACTGTTGATCTAACTCAATTTCTAAATCAATTACATTCTACTCAGTTAGATTATATTGATGAAGCACTTGAGAAATCTGATCTCAAAGAAGCAAACGATGTTATCGCTTATATTAAAGGAAAGATAAATAATGAACCCCAAGTATAATAAACTTGTTGCAGCAAGTGCTGCTGGTGATGTGAAACTTATGCAGGAAATTTACATCAGTTTGTTGAACGACAAAATGAAACTTGATAAATTTTTCAGCATGTATCTTGACAAAGTCGGGAATAAAATGGATCCCGAAAAGACGGATACTAATATCTGGAAATTATATCGTGAAAAATCTAATGAATACTCTGAACTAAATCATGCTATCAACTCAGCCAATTACTACATCAATAAACACGCTAAGAATGTTTAAAACATCAAACGAATTTTCTCTCTACATTGAACAGGTAGTGAACCAGAAACGCATCACGCATATGGACGCTATCCTAGAATATTGTAAAGAAAATTATCTTGAGCCAGAAGATATTGCTAAATTAGTCAATAAATCTTTGAAGGAAAAGGTAGCTCTTAATATGCAAGAGCTAAATTATCTACCAAAAAAAGCACAGTTGGATGTTTAAATCATATTTTTTTATTGGTGTGTTCACTATTCTTTGGGCATCATTTATTATATTTTTAATTATGATTCAGCCCAAACAAGGTGTTCAAGTTATTAATTGTTCTATCTCTGAAATATCTCCAGATTTTACACCTGCGATGAGAGAAGCATGTAGGAAAGCAAGAAGTGGACGGATTTAAAGCGTATAAGTATTACATAGCGGTCAAACTCCATTTCACCAAAGATAATTTCGATGTATTTAAAAATCGTGGTAACCTAAAGGGAACACGAGATGCATTTAATGCAAGGAACGATCGTTTAATGTTCGAGAAACTTGCAAGAAAATTTCCAGTTGATAAGGATTTGATACAATATTATGTGGCAAACTTTGCTTATGGAAATGATACTGCAGTTTATTCTATGGAAGAAGCAGATAGTAATTTGGTTGAGTGGAATCGCAGAAAGCAAAGTATTACCAAGATTTTCTCTGACGATTGCAACAAAATATTATTGGATGCTTGCAAGAATAAACTTAAATACAAAGATATATTTAATTTGACAAATAAAGGATATTGTAGTATACTTAAATTATTCCTAGGAAATCAGATATCACTTGAAACTGTCAGAATTATCGATGACTTTCATCCTATGATTGATACTTGGAAAAATAACTCATCAATGCTCTTACTTTGGGAAAATGAAATACGTAGGATAGAAAAATCTAAAGGTTTTGTGAAATACGATAAACGTAAAGTGGAAACTGTCTTTAATACATTTTTGGAAGAAGTAAACGAGTTGTAAAATGGGTAAAACTTGGACTAATCATTCGAAGAAATTCGATGATGAACAACCCAGTAAGCGATCTGGGAAACATGCTAAACACTCTAATAATAAAAAGAGTGGAGGTATGAAAACGCTAAATAGTTATGTTGAAGAAGATTATGATGATCCTTTCGAGGATGACATTGAATTAGATGATGAGATTTTCATACAACATAATACTGATAATACTAACAATACTCCGTAAATACGAAAGGTAATAAACATGGATATTCAAACACTTCGCAAAATGCGCAATTCTGACTTCGGCAAAATCGCTGGAGAGTTCGAGAAAATCGCAAATCCCCAAACCCAAACTAAGTCATATGCTGACGATCGCTTCTGGAAACTAGAAGGTGATAAAGCAGGTAATGGTACAGCTACCATTCGCTTTCTGCCACGTGTAGAGGGTGACGAGTTGCCATGGGTTCGTATCTTTTCTCATGGGTTCCAAGGTCCAACTGGGAAATGGTATATTGAAAATTCTCTCACTACTCTTGGTGAGAATGACCCTGTTGGTGAATTGAACACCAAACTTTGGAACAGTGGTTCTGATGCAAACAAGAAAATTGCTCAAGCACAAAAGCGTAAACTAAGTTTTATCGCTAACATTCTTGTTGTTTCTGATCCTAAGCATCCTGAGAATGAAGGAAAGGTATTCCTATTTAAGTTCGGTAAGAAAATCTTTGATAAGATTATGGACAAAGCACGTCCTACTTTTGAAGATGAACAACCAGTTAATGTGTTTGACTTCTGGGAAGGAGCGAACTTCAAACTGCGTATGCGCAAGAAAGATGGTTTTACTAACTATGATGAATCTGCTTTCGCTGAACCATCTACAATCTCCACTGACGACGAAGCAATTCTAAAGATCGCTAACTCTCAACACAAACTTTCTGAGTTCCTAGATCGTAAAAACTTCAAGTCTTATGATGAATTGAAACGAAAGCTCGAGGAAGTTCTTTCTGGTGATTCTTTTGCGAGTAAGTCTGCAGCAGAAATTGCTGAGGAAGATCGTCCAGTTGCTGAAGCACCAAAGATCGCAAGTAAACCTGCGCCAGCTATGGCATCAGCAGACGATGATGAGGATGTAATGTCTTATTTTGCTAAGATTGCTAAGGAAGATTAAACTAATCCCATGCAAGTGCG